CAGCATCCAGCTAGTTCCGTTCTTGTCCCGTCGGAGGATCGTCCCCCCGATCTGACCTGCTAGCTTCACGTACTCTCGTTCCGAGATGCGCTTACTCTCCACAGTTGGGGTCTTTCTTGCAGTAGCCGGCGGCGGCACATGCTTCGCGGGTGGGATTGCCCCGGCACCACGGGTACGGCGGGTGACAGGTCTCTTCTTCCTGGTCCGGACCGAAGTCGCGGATGTTGTCGGCCTGGGCGGACACGAAGTCCGAACCCTCGGGCAGCGCCTCCCAGAAGCTGGCCGCCTCGGGATCGTTCCGCATGAGCCAGAGTCTCGCGTTCTCCTGCTTCACTTTTTCTTCCATGGTCTTAATATACCACAGAGTCTTCTCGGTGTACACAGGAAAGTTTAGAGGATTGTGTAGCTGAAGCGGCGGATCTCCCGGGTGTCGCACATCTCGAGGAAGCGCTCGAACGTGATCTTCTCGCGCCTGCCGTCGGGATGCTGGAGTACGACGTACTTGGTCTCGAAGGGTGTAAGGAGGGGACGGGTCATTCTAGTTTCTCCGCGCAGTCGTTGCAGCAGCGAGGGTAGTCGTCGAGCGGACCGTTCTGACTCCAGAACTGGTCGTAGTCCGCTGCCTTCAGCGGCTCTCCGCAGTCCTCGCAGATCGGAGACTCTGGCCCTTCGTACGGACAGTCCAGCGGGTGCTTCCACTTCAGGTCGATGGGAGTGACCAGCTCGAGCTCGTACTCGAGGTCAGGGAAGATCGCCTTCCGCGGCTTGATCCAGTCCTCCACAGCCTGCTGGCTGAGGAAGGGACCGTACAGGTCGAGGGTGTCTCCATTGCCGTCGCCCACCCGGACCAGCCAGACCTTGACGCCCCGCATCAGTAGATGCTCGTGACGACGGTGACGACCGCCGCACCGGGTTTGAGGCCGAGGTTCACCAGCTGCTTGCGGATGCGCTCAAGCTCCGGCTCCAGCTTCAGCAGGTCCTTGAGGAGGCACCCGGCGTAGAGGGTCATGCGATCGAACTCGTACTCCTCCGACGTCTTGATGTGCGGGCCGATGACGATCTTGCCCACGTTCCCGCTCCAGGAGTCGGAGGCCACGTGGACGGCACAGTCCAGGTAGCCGGCCAGGTGCTCCTCGCAGAAGGTCTCGAGGCAGTCCTCGCCCTCATCGGCAGGCTCGAGGCTGAAGATCGTGTGGGACTTCTGGTCGATGACCTTCTCGTCCGCCAGCTTCTTCCCGGTCTTGGAGTGGAATCTCGGCTCCATGTGGGAGAGCTCTGGCTGCTCGTGCGCGAAGACGTTCTCCAGGTCCTCCGCCTCGAACTCGAACCCTACGACCACTCGTGAGCTGTACTCGACACCCATTTGAGCTTCCTCCTATTCTTCTAATCTACCACGAAGGGAGCCGGGTGTACACTACTTTGTTTGTAGATCTTGGATGATCTTCCGCAGGTTCTTGCGGACTTCCATGAGGTCCTGCTTCGCGTGCTCCTGCGTCCTGTCTTCCTCGGACAGACACTCCATCACCCACTTCAGCATCTCGTCCGTCTTCTGGATGGTCGGGATGCCGCACCGCTCGGGCCAGGTGTCGGTCACGATCGTGCCCTGACCCGGCAGTACTGCAGACAGATGAGCATCCAGCCGATCTGCAATTGCACCCAGCGGAAGTCCTCGAGCGGGTCTCGGTGGTATGCGAAGTCGCGATGATTCTTGGTCCTCATATACCTATTATACCACAGAGTCTTCCCGAGAGGAAGGAGAAGTTAGCCGACGCGACGCTCGATGATGAGACGTGCGTGCTCACGCTGGCTCTCGGTCATCGGGTCCATGTGGCCGACGACGTAGTCCAGCATGTCCTCCACGTCGATGTCGTCGTCCATGTCGGCCAGTGCGCCACGCACCAGCTTGTCCACGTCTTCCTCGAAATAGTCGCCCTTCATGCTGCGCCCCATCTTCAGCCCTCCTTCACGATGTTGTCGAGAACAAACCGGTGGACGGTGTCTTCCACCAGCGTGTAGTGTGCTCCCTTGTTTCGCATGCACTCGGCCAGCCCGATGACCTGGTCCTTGGTGAGCTTGGTCAGCAGGCCACCCGGCCCGTGGCCGCCGGACCAGACACGGCCCGCGCAGTCGGCCTTCCAGTTCCCGACGGACCAGTGGTTGAAGTGCGCCTTCCGGTCGGGGGTGGAGAATCCCTCGCCGCCGTGGACGTTGGCGTAGCCGCAGCCGGCGCACTTCGGGGAGAGAGCCTCGCGGAGCTTCCAGTCGTAGGCGGACTTGGCCCGACGGAGCTTGTAGGTCTCGGTCATCGTCCCCTTCGACCCGTGCCGGCGGAAGAACGGCGCCTTGATCTCCTCCGTCACGACGTAGCGGCGGTCCGCCGTCTTCAGGCAGAAGCTCTCGAGGATGCCGGCGTTCGTCGGGTTGCCGGTCAGGTTGGTTCCCCAGTAGCCCTTGTAGATCTTGACCTCGCAGGGGATGGAGCGTCCGGTCCTCTCGTTGTAGCGGTAGGACTTCCGCTTCCCGTCGCTCTGGCCCGGGTAGTTGTGCTCGTAGATGAACTTCTGGATCTCGCCGAGCATCCGACCGTTCGGGCTCTCCGCGATGAAGCGGAGGACCTTCTCTGCGATCGTCATCTTTTTGATTTTCTCCATGGTCTTAATATACCACGGAGTCTATCAGGTGTACATAGGATTGTGAGAAGATTTAGACGATCTCGCTGAGGGGTCCGTCAAGTTCCATGTCGGCCAGCAGCTCGGGCACGTTCCCGTCCTCGGCGTCCAGCTCTGCGTGCTCGCCTGCGCTCCCGGTCTTGAGGGAGGTGATGCGGAAGTTCATCCCGCCCATGGTCTCCGCCAGGACCTGCAGCGCAGTGATGCCGTCGACGCTGTGGTTCTGGTAGCGTAGCACGCCGTTGACGTACAGGGCCGTCCACTCGTTATAGTAGACGATGACCAGGTCGCAGTGCACTACTTCGTCTCGGCTTCGACCACCCGCAGGAGGCTCGGGGATACGGTCCACCGCACGGGTCGCGGGGTCTTCAGGCCGTAGCGATCCATGCTCGCCGTGACGATGATGTTCTTGCGGTTCACTCGGATGACCGTGCCACGGATCTTGGCACCGCCCTTCGCCGTGAACTCCACGGTCGTGCCCTCGTCGATGGCATTGCGTGCCTTACGATCCAGGACCATGTGCGCCTCTTTGATTACCTGGCGGGCTTCATCGGGAGACAGCTTCAGCAGCGCGGCCAAGATCTCGTTGGGCTTCATTTTCATTCCTCCTATTTTCTATACTACTACAAGATGAACGAGAAGGGAAGGACTATTTCTACTTTAGTCGCAGTCCAAGGTCTCCTGGTAGAGTGCCCCCACCCCGAAGAAGTCGATGACCTGCTGGTCGCAGAAGCGAGCGAACCGCGAGCGCTTCTTGCTGATGACGTAGCCGGTGCCGAAGCCCGCCGGCGTGAAGGTGTGGGACTTGCCCTTGGCCAACTTGGCCTTGATCTCCTCGAAGGCCTCGGGGGTCACGGTGAACCCGAGCACGGGGATCGCCTTGGACCGCTCCATGCGAGCGACGCTCTCGGCCACCTTCTCGATCTGACGGAGGACCTGCGCGTTCGTCTTCTCCACGTCCAGACCCGGCTCCACATAGAAGCTGTCCTCCACCCCGCGACGGTCGAAGGTCCGACGGCCGAGCTTCGTGTTGAAGCTGGTGTGGCCGGAGCCCGCCATGTATTTGTCGGTGGGGCTGGTGATGACGATCTTGATCTCGATGTCCGTGCCCTTCGTGAAGATCACCGAGGGATGCAGGACCTTCTCCTTGCCCCACGAGTAGTCCTCGGTCCCGAACGTCTTGATGAAACCCTCGGGCGTCGCCAGCTCGTCCATGAACTTCTGCACGTCTTTCATCTAGGTCTCCTCGTAGTGGTTGGCGAACTCCCAGTGCGGCATGTAGTAGCACAGGCCTGTCTCCGGGTCCGTGTCCGCAAAACGGTAGATGACCAGTTCCTTGGAAGTCTCGTAGAAGCTGTGGGCCAGCGTGACGATGACGATGTCGGTGAAGCGGCTCGTCCTGCCGGTCTTCAGCCTATAGATCTTTCCTGGAATGGCGACCATGATAGAATAATACCACGGAGTCTACCAGAAGGGAAGGACTATTTTCTACGTCACCTCGGACCGGTCGAGCGGGTCCCGAGCTGCGCCAGGCCTAGATCCACCAGGAGGATGTCCGTCTCACCTCTGACGAGGTCCCGTGCATGACGGCAGCCCTGGCAGAACTGGACGGGGAAGTGGTTGTGCAGCCGGCAGGAGCAGCACTGCCACGTCCTGGCCGACTCCGTCTGCGTGAACTTGAGCCAGTGGGTGCAGAGGCAGGGTTGGCCGAACGGCCTGGTGGGTGGGGAGCGGTAGGGCATGGTCTTAATATACCACAGAATCTACCGAAAGGGAAGGACTATCGTTCCCAGCTTGCCTTGAGCTTGTTCCAGTCGGCGTCGTACTCGAAGATGAACTCACCGTCGTCTCCGACGGTCAGCACGACCTTCCGGGCCGGCATGCCTTCCTTGCACCAGATGCATTCCATGTCGATGTTGTCCCCGCATCCCGTCGGGATGATCGTGAACTTCACCGCGGCCCCGCTCATCTCCCTCGGATGGAAGTTGGCGTGGATGACCTCCCAGTGGTGCTTGAACCAGGCGTCGGCACGGGCCTGCTGCATGTCGTCAAGTTCGAACTTCCGTCCCATGTTATCCGATCGTCTTTCGTAGGACCTTGATCGTCTTGTTGTGGGCCGCCGTCTGTTCCACGACCTTGGCGTACTCCCGCTCGTGGTACAACACGTCACGTTCGGCGTCGGCGATCTCGTCCTGGATGAACTGCTTGGGGGTCGGCTTGTGGGTGCCGTAGCCGTCGCCCGGCGTACCCTCCCACTTGATGGACTCCTCGAGCTGCTGGACGGCGTACATCTTGATGCTCTCGCAGCCCGGGTCTCCCTCGGTGTTCCAGTCCTTCACCCGGGCCAGCATGTCGTGGAACCGCTGAAGGGAGAGCTTGGTCTCCGCGATGCTCTCCTCGCGGGCCGCCGAGTTGCGGGTGTGGATCCGCGTGATCTCCCGCTCGGCCTCCAACTCCGTCATGGAGCGTGCCTTGACCAGCTCCTCACGAGCCTTGAACAGCGCCTCCTTGTGGTACGGGTCCGGCTCCCTCTCCTGGTAGAGGTCCTCGTCGTCCCGTCCGTGCAGGAACTTCCGGAGGTACTGGCTCAGCGTCCGTACGGACCCGTCCTTGACGGGCCACGTGTAGCCCGTCGCCACTAGTCGTCCCCGAAGACTTCGTCGCGGAGGACTGCGTAGAGCGCCTCGGTCTGCTTGTCGGTCAGACCGCGGAGGGCGAGACGGGCGAAGTGCTTGGCCCGGTCGTTCTCCTCGCTCTCGGCGAGCTGGGCCCGGAGGGAGATGGTGCGGGCGGACGGTTCGGGTTCGCCTTCGTACTTGGGCTTCTCGGGGGTCGCCTGATACACGTCCTTCTCCTCGGTGGGGGTCATCTGCTCCCGGCTCACCCACTCGGTGGTGCCGTTCGGGCAGACGACCTTGTAGAGACCGTTGCTCATCGCGCCCAGCATGACCTTCGCCGGGAAGGTGAGGCCGTTCTTCTTGCAGGAGACGAACTGCCCGACCGGCAGGGGCGCCTCGAACAGAGTCTCCGACTGCACAGCCTTCAGCTCGGAGAGGTTCTCCGAAGACTGGCCCTGGGCCGGACCCCAGTTCACCTGCCGGCGGTGGCCGTAGATGCCGACGATGGTCCCGCGCTTGCCGCGGGTCCCGTAGTCCGAACCGATGTACTCCACCACGTCCCCGATCTCGAAGCCGGGGAGGATCTGGCGGGTGTGGGCACCACCGACGTCGTCCGTCCCCCGCGTCTTGGCGGAGATGGTCGCGCGGTAGAGCTCGATGTCATCGCAGTAGACGTCCTCCCGCTCGGAGGTCGTGGACCACATGACCGTGCGGTAGAACGGGTTGCCGGGGAGAGCGACGACCCGACCCATGATGCCCTTGTCCTGCTCGAGCGGTCCGGCGTAGCGGACCAGGCAGTCCAGCGGGAAGTGTTCCTTCAGCTCCTCGGCGGTCAGGGCCGGCTCGGGAGCCTTCTCCAGATCCTCGGGCAGGCTGAAGCGCTCGTCCTGGTCGATGTCCGGAAGCGTCTGACCGGAGCTGGCCACCGTCTGCGGGCGGAACTTCCAGGGAGCCTTGGTCCCCGACGGTCCCGTCTTGTACCCGTACTTCTTGAGGAGCCGGGTGATGGTGTAGCCGACGTGACGGATGTTCGGGTAGATTCCCGAGAGGTTGCGGCGGGCCATGCGATAGATCTGCACGGCGTCCGTGTACGTCAGGTCGCGCGCGGCCAACTGCTCGATCACCGCGTAGGCGCCGGTGTTGGGCCGAGGAAGCTGGAGGCCATTGGTTGTCGTCATATAGGTATTATACCTCTTCCCTCCCAAGAAGGGAAGGACAATGGGGCTAGCTCAGAATGCTCGCGATGAGAGCCAGGAGCAGGATGAAAAACATGACCACGAGGAAGAGAGCGATCCCTCCCCACAGCGGCATGGTCACGTAGAACCAGCTCCAGTCGATGTGTCCCGTCAGCTTGAGGACGAGGAACACGAGGAAGAGAAGGAACATCGGGGGAGCGAGGTTCACGGATACATGTGTCTTAGCCATTGTCGCAGTCCTTGTGGTCGTGCTTGTGGTGGAGCTTCGCTCGTAGCCAGGCGAATGCGAAGCTCAGGCCCGGTATGAACATCAGGAGATAAAGTAGGTCGTCAAGCCCGCCACAGAAATGCATCAGCGCATGTCCTCGAACACGTGGAACACGAGGCCGTCGCTCATCTGCACCGTGCCGATGAACCGCTTCGCGTTGATGCCGTCCATCGTCCAGCCCTGCCAGCCGGTGCCGATGACTGAGATCTGCTTGGGAACGGGTCGGGTGGTGGGATCCACGATGGCCCACATCACGATCCGACCCTCCTGCTCCCCGACCGAAAGACAGCGGTGGGTGCAGGGGATCTCGATCAGACCCTCCCCGTCGATGACGAACTTCCAGATGGTCACGAGCCCATCATCTCCGGCCCCGTGTCGATCTTCTCGATCACGATGTAGCCGTGCAGGTCCTTATAGAAGTTGACCACGCGCATGTGGTCGTCCGTCTTGCTGAGGTCGAGGAAGGCCTTGGCCTCTTCCAGACATTTGGCCGCGGCGCAGTTGGGACCGAGGATGGTCGCGACCTTCTCGAGCACGTCCCAGGGAACTGACTTCATGGGTCGATCCATCCGATCTGGCCGCTGGTGCAGATGACCTTCAGGAGAAGCCGGTACGGCCGACGGCCCTCCTGCGGGATGTACTTCTTGCGGATGACTACGGACGGCGTGTCCGTGCCGAGCTCCTTGCGGAGCCTGGGAGATGGGCGGTCGTATATCATCTTCATCATAAGAAGATTATACCACCATTGGAGCGAGAAGAGAAGGACAAAAGATTACGAGGAGATCCCGTCTTCCCAGGTCACGGGGGCGTTGGCCTGGCTGATCCGCTTGGCCGCCTCGCGCTCCTCACGTTCGTCACGGCTCGGAGGAGGGGGAGCGATGCCGAAGTTCCAGTCGCGGTCGTAGGCCACCACCTTGCGGCGCCCGTAGACCTCGCCGAAGGTCGCGCCGGCACCGCACTCGGCGCAGACGAACTCGAACTCCAGCTTCTGACCCGGCTTCAGGATGACCTTGTTGATGAGCGTCCGCTCGTCTTCCTGCGCCGCCTTCACGCTGACGAACTGGTGCTTGCAGCAGAGGTAGCTGTCGAAGGTGAGGCTGCCCCGGGTCTCCACGATCCGAGCCGCGCGGGTCTCCTTCTGGTTGACCGTGCCCTCGGCCGACTGCTGACGGTAGCTTTTCTTTCCGCGGCTCACTGGTCACCTCCCTGTACCACTTCGTAGCCATTGGCGATCTCGGGGCTGCCGACGGTGATGCAGCGCTTGCTGCCGTCCTTGGCATACGCCACCGAACCCTGCCACCGACCGATCTTGACACCGGCCTTCTTGGCGGCGGAGCGGGCACGGTCCTTGCGCAGCTGCCGCTTGGCCTTGCGTGCCTTCCACTCCTGCTTGTCCTTCGCCTGGAGGGTCTCCTTCGGCTTCTCGTCCGACCCCTGGGCGTAGGGGAGCGGGCCACGGTTGAACGTGTTCGCGTTCGTCCGACCGTGCGTACCGATCTTGATGATCTTGCGTTCTTTCTTCTTCTCGTCGGCCATGACTTCTCCTTGTTCAGTCCACTTCCAAAAGGAAGAACCTGCTGAGCTTTGCTGGAAACACGTACGTCACCGTCTTCCCACAGGCGCAGCGGACCTCCGCCACGATCTTGTGGTGCATCCCCTGAGGGATGGGGAACCGCACCGGCTGGCAGCAGGCGCAGAGAGCGGTGATGTAGCTAGTTGTGTCCACCCTTGGCTGGGCGGGGCTGGGTGTATCCCCTCGCTGCCATGGTCGCCAGGACGGCTTCCCGGGTGGTGCCGCGGACTGCGGCGAGATTGTCGATGGTTCGGCCCATGATCTCCCTGACCCTGGCCGCTCGATCCACGGGAGGCTGGTCGTCTTCCACCAGTTCCCCGCCGCAGCAGACGCACTCCCCGATGTCCGGGGCTCCGTCGAGATCATGTTCCAGTCCACAGTCGGTGCAGGACAGCGCCACTTTCAGGCTCCTCGGCAACTTGTAAGATCCATTATACTACAGAAGGTTCGAGAAGTACAACAGGAAATTTCAGCTGCCCGGGAGGATACGCTGGATCAGCGGCCACCAGCGGATGAAGTGCAGCAGGAAGGTGTGGTACAAGTGCCCCATATAATAGGTAGCAAACACGCTAGTAGTCGTCCCCATCATCGTAATCGTCCGGCTCATAATCGCCGCCGTCATCGTCCATCATGGCGTCGAACAGCTTCTGGTCGATCGACTCCAGCTCCTTGGGGGTGAAGAGCTTCTCCCAGTCAGGGACCGGGGTGCGGGTCTTGTCGACGATCAGGTCCACGCTGTCGATCTCCACCTCCCCGCCCTCGGACGGGTAGCAGTCCTCCGGCGGACCGGAGATCCTGGCGTGGACGTAGGCGCTGACCAGGCCCTCCACCTCGTAGACCTCCTCCACCAGCTCGCAGAACTCCCCACACTCTGCCGAGGCGTGCCCGTGCTTGGGGCAGGTCTCCCGGGTGTGGATCACGCTGTAGCTCCTGCTCATAGAATCTCCTTGGCCATGGTTCTAATCTACCACAAGACGCTCATGAAGGGAAGGAGAAAAGTGTAGGTGACACTGGGAACCCGAAAGTGCTGCCGACGATTATTTAATCGTTTTGGTAATTTGGAATACCAACAAAAGTGTTTACATAATTGTCATACTGTGTTACAATGATTTCATACGGTGGCAATAGAAGCCAACCGCCCCAGGAGACCAGATGCTGAACGGCGTATCCATCACGAAGCGAGTTCGAGTGACCTTCGATGTCCGGTTCCCCCTCGACGGCGAGGTGGTTGGCATCGAGCGGAATGACGAGGATCAGGTCGAGGCGGTTCTCATTCGCGCGCCTCACATCGAGGGCGGTACCATCTACTTCCAGTCGGCTGACCTGGTGGGCGCCGATGTGTCCTTCCCCATCGACCCCGCTCCGGTCCTGAATTAACCCAGCTCCCTCCGAGGCCCTCTACAACACAGGCAAGGTGGTTACTGGCCACCAACCTGTGAGGGCCTCGGAGGGGCTCCCGCTCACTCCCGTAGAACGGCCGGCAGACCGGGAACTACCGGCCGCGGTGGGCTAGGCAGGGCGACGCACGATCTTGGTCAGGGTCTCGAGACCGAGCTCCATGACCAGACGTTTGAGCGTCACCTCGAGCGCCTCAGGCGTGACCTTGTGACAGGACAGCCGGTTGTGTCCCGGCATCCCGCACTGGGTGCACGTCTGGCGGACGATCTTGGTTCCGTTCAGGGGTATGACTCGGGCTAGGGCGGTTGTTTTCTTCCTCATGAAGATGTACTATACCACAGGAGGAGCGCAGTGGTTGGACAAAAAGAAACCAATAGTCTGGATCTGATGTACCCAGACTGGCGGGAGCACGTGTCGGAGCGGGAGCTAGGACTTCTTGTTCTCGGTCCGAGTGAAGATGCAGTGGGCGTCGTTCACCTTCGTCATGAACTGCCAGACGTCCCCGTTCGGCCGCGGCCACTCCACGAGGCCTTCCCACTGGCCGACATGACCGGGTAGCTGCACCACCCGCTGGTGTCCGACCAGCATGCGGTAGGCGTTGGACGTGACCTGCGCCGTGTAGAAGGCGATCTGCTTGGCCTCCTCCGACTTCCGGCGGTTCTCCTCCAGCTCGGCCTTGGTGAACCAGAGGTGGTGGACGGCTTCCTTGAACTCCTCGGCGATCTGCTCGGCCAGCGTGCAGACCTCGTTCATCAGGGCCAGACGCTGCTTGGCCAGCTTCGGCTCGGTCGAACCCCAGCTCGCCCAGCTCACGTCCGCCTTGACGTGGTACTTGCGGTAGGTGTCCCCGTTCTCGTCCTCGACCCGCCCCGAGTCCCAGTTGCACTCCAGGTCCAGGTAGAGGGTGGCCTCGCAGCGGGGGACGTACTTCTCTGACTCGTACCCGACCGCGTCCCGTCGGAACTCCAGGCCGTAGAGCCGGGCGTCCTTGCCCTCGGCCAACGCCTTCAGCTCCTCCGCGTCCGACTCTCGGAGCAGAGCGGTGTCGATGCGGTCCAGGACGAACTGGGCCAGGCGCTTCCGGGTCTCGGTGTAGTTGTCGGTGATCATCTTTTTCTCCATTTGATAGACTAATTCTACCACAAGACGTCTAACAATGGAAGGAAAAAGTGTGAAGTCTACTGCTTTCCGTAGCGGTCCCGGTCGTGGTGGTCGATCGGCTTGAAGACCTTCTGGTCCATGCGGTCCCTCACGGCCTCGAAGACGACCGGCTGGAAGTCCCAGCAGTCCACCCCGACATCGATGCTGAGGGAGTGGGGATCATCCTTCAGGCTCCCGTGGCTGTGACCGTACAGCTGGTACGAGCCGAAGTGGGACTTGTTCCAGACCCGCATGGCGTAGTGGCAGAGCACGATCCGTCTTTCCCCGCCGTCGGCCTTGTCGTCCGGAACCTTGATGTCGAGCAGGTCCTCGCACTTCACGAAGAGCTTCCTGAAGTCTGCGTTCTTCCGGATGTGTTTGTCGTGGTTGCCCCACACCAGGTACTTCTGGCCGGGCAGCCGAGAGAACAGCCTGATAGTCTTGGACTGGTCCTTGTAGAAGGCGCAGTCTCCCAGCACGTAGACCGTGTCTTCTGGGCGGACGCAGGCACGCCAGTTGTCTTCCATCGCCTTGTCCATCTCGTCCACGTGCTTGAACGGACGGTTGGCGTACTTGATGATGTTGGTGTGCCCGTAGTGCATGTCGCTCGTGAACCAGATCTTACTCATCGTCGTCCTCGTCCGGTACCGAGATCGGCATCTTCCAGCTGAAGTCCTTGGGTGCCACGTACCCGACCCGCTTCTCCTCGAGGAACACCTTGTAGCAGGGAGTCACTCCCGAACCGGAGAGGAACGCCCAGAACTCGTTGTTCTTCCCGGTCTTCAGGTAGCGGCTCTTGCCCCAGTCGAGGGTGCCGGACTGTACCTCCCCGTTCATGTGGAGCTGGTAGTCTGCCGATCCGCTCGGCTGGACCAGCTCCCATGCGATGTCGTGAAACTTGTACTTCTTGAACTCCCGACCCTTGATGAAATCGATGGCTGCCATTGCTACTAACTATACCACAAAATCTGACGGAGGTACACTACCTTTTGGCGTGTTCCATCACCAGTTCGAGGAGGCGTTCGAGGGAGTACGGCTTACGGAGGACGGGGTACTTGTCTGAGAAGAAGTGCTCGCTTCCGGTCGTAATGATCACCGGGAGATTGCGCCATTCTTTCCGCTCGACCACTGCGAACAGGCTGAGCAGTAGCCGGCCGTCCATATGCGGCATCTCGATGTTGGTGACCAGGACCATCGGCGGGACAGGCCACATCTCGATGACTACCCGGATGACCTCTACACCGTCTGAGACTCCGATCACGTTGAATCCGGTCTGCTCGAGGTAGAGTTCCATCGTCGAGCGCACCTCGATGTCGTCTTCGGCTATCAGGATGTAGTGCTTGTCGTCGTGCATGGTCACCTCCCCTAATCTGGAAAGGTAGTTCCCATGTGACAGGTGTACACCACAAAAAGAAAAAGGGCCACCAGAGCCGGTTTGATCCGGAGTGGTGACCCTCAGTATTCTGTTTTTACGCCCCCCTGACTTGTCTCCAGAGCGCGGCCGTTTAGGCTTCGGCGCCGGCGGAGGTCGTCAGGTCCGAAGGCTTTCGGGCGGCACGCCCCTTGGCCTTCTTCGTGATGGCCTTCTTCCGGTTGCGCTTGTTGGCCGACTTGGCCAGCACCGGCGTCTCCACTTCGTCGACCGGCACCTCGGCGAGATGCTTCATCATCTCGAGGCTGGTCCGGAAGGCCTCGAGCACGCGCTCTTCGGTCTTCTCGAAGTTGATCTGCCCGCGCACCTTGCCGAGCTTGAGCTCCTTGGCGTCCGCCTCGGTGATGCGCGTCACCGCGGGATGCTTGATGTCGAAGCCCGACAGGTCCACGCGGGCGACCTTCTTGGACTTGGCGATGTACACCGCCCGCCCGCCCACGGCCACCTTGTAGAAGGCCGCCATCGGCTCCGCCTGCAACCCCATCTCCTCGACGATTCCCAGCAGCTTCTCCGACTGAACGCTCATGTTCCTACTCCTTGGTGTTCTCCAATCAGATGGTCATTCGGGGCCACCACCGTTCAACCTATGATTTGGTTATAAGTCAGTATGTGCCGAGTGTAAAGGACAAAAGAACACATAAGAATAAAAATGTGCTACGACATTCATGGTGAATTTCGCTCGTGATCTGCAAGTTTCTTGTTGCATTGGTCCAGGTTCTCGCGGGCAGACTGGAGATCTGAGGGAGTGGCGTTGTGCTTCTCCAGCCACTGGACCCTCAGGTGGGCGGCGGTCATGCGGTCGATGAGGTAGTAACGGACGGACCACCATTCGGCGTGCTCGGACATTGGGAAGCCCCCTTCCTTTTATGGAGGGAATATAGGCACAGGAGGGGGCGAGGGGAAGGAGTATCAGAATCAGAGCTCGTAGCGGGGATCGAAGCGGTCGCCCGGTACGGAGTAGCTCTCCGAGCAGACGACTTCGCGGTAGAACTCGGCGGGGGAGTAGCCCTCGCGCCAGTAGTTGGTGGCCGTGTCCTTGTCCACGTCGTTGCCATCCATGTCGTTCTCCCGCATGATGGCTTCGAGGCGGGCGTTCCATTCCCTGAAGAGCAGTTTCTTGGCCATGGTCATTCCTCCTCGGTTGGTTTCCGACAGGCCAGCTTGGCCTTGTCCTTCTTGTGGTCCTTGAAGGTCGTCTTGCGTCCGGCCCCGGGCTTGCCGAAGGTCATGCGGCTACGCTGCCGGCACTCCTTCGCCTTGTCCCTGGGGACTCGGATCGTGTCGATGATCTTCCCCTTTGCCATGATAGATCCACTATACTACAAGACTCCCAAGAAGTAAAGGATTTTAGCCCTCGACCTTGACGAACTCGGCTTCCTTGAGCTCGTACCTCTGGCCCTTGCCCAGCCCCAGGCCGCAGCCCTTGGACTTGTGGCAGGACAGGCAGAGGATTCCCCACGGTCCCATCTTGGTCTTCCCGTCCACGAAGGTCTTCGTGATACGTCCGCTGCAGATGTCGCAAGTGACCGGGCGTGTACCCATCCAGAGCTTAGCCATCTCGACCCTCCTCGAGCGGAACCTTGGCAAGCTCCGAGAAGTCCGCACACTTCTCGCAGCATGGGACCAGACCGATGGTCGGGTGCTTCACGTACGTCGTCACGGGCTTGTCGCACAGGACGAAGTACTCGCAGATGTCCCGTCGGTTCTTAAAAGGAAGGGTCATAGTACTCCCTCCGGTCACCGACCCAGAGCTTGGTGCCCTTCATCGAGCTGCCCTTCTCCACGTACCGCCCGTTCTTGCGGAGGGTGAACGTGTAGATCGAGCCCTCCGGGTTGGGGGAGTACTCGTAGTCCTGGGTCTCGGTGAAGATGTTCTTGTGTTTGGCGACGGCCTTGTCGACCTGGACCTTCACCTCGCGCCCAGAGGCGCTTACCGCGATGATGGTGCCGGCATGCCGGTCGGTCCAGTAGCAGATGGTCGCGCCCATTCCAACTTCGGGTGCCACAATTTCCTTTTCCATAGAATCATACTACCACTATTCTTCCTTTTCGGGAAGGACTTTTTGCTTCGGGACAACATCTTTGTCATCGACGATGTAGTGCAGGAGCAGGTAGCAGACCGGACACATCAGGCCCTCGTCCTGTATTCTCCAGTCTCTATCGAAGAACGCTTTGGGTCGTTTGCAGTGCAGGCACCAGTAGGCGGGAGATGGCATGCGTAGACTATACCACACGTCTGGTGAGGAAACACTATTTACAGACATGAAGCGGAGGAAGGTGAAGAAGAGAAAGAGTAACAGGTTCAGGTACAAGAATGTACTGGTCGACGGGAAGAAGTTCAAGGTGCAGGGCTACGAGCCGTTCTTCCTGAAGGACCTCGACAGCTTCGGTCTCACGGTGGCGGACGTGATCGTCCCCGCGCCACCGATCAGGTACAAGATCGGCAAGCGCTGGCACACGTACTACCCGGACTTCTACATCCCGAAGAGCAACACGATGGTGGAGATCAAGTCTCCCTACACCATGGCCAAGAACAAGCGCAAGAACACCGCCAAGTGGTCCTGGGCGCGGATGAGTGGCTACACCATGCTAGTGCTGGTGTACGACGGCAAGGGACGGCGGGTGATCTAGAGCCAGGGAATCCCGTGCTCGTCCACATTCCGCCGCTTGGCCTGTTCGTCCATCTGCTTGAGCACCGCCGGCGGGTACCCGATCTGGATGGGCTTCGCGAAGCACCGGGCCAGCAGGATGAGAGGGATGTGGAGCAGGATGCGAATCCCCGTGAAGATCTCCACGACTCCCCAGATAAATACTCCGAGCAAGATGAGGTTGAACATCAGGCCACCGCCTTCTCGAGGAAGTTGTGCAGCCGCCCGTCCACGCGGGCCTCGCCCACCGCGCGTCCTTCACGCTTCATCTGCTCGACTACCTGACGCAGCATGCCCCGCCAGTAGCCACCCGAACAGTCCACCCCGAGTCGCTCGAAGCAGTAGCCGGACAGCATCTCACCCCGCTCGAGCTTCTCGCGGATGAGCTTCTGTACCTCCTGCTTCCGCTCGACCTGCCGGCTGACGCCGGCGGACTCTGCGGCCGCTGCCCCCGGAGTCAGGGTCTCGGACGGCTTGAAGTCCAGCCCGTGCGCCGACAGCATGAACTCGTACGGGATGCCGGCCGGACCGAAGCGGTTCTTCTCCAGGGTCAGGATGCGGTTGCCGCTCTCCTTGTCCCGGCTCAGGTGCATGTGGACGTCGACCTCATGGACCAGCGCCATGGGCCCCGCCGCGTGGCCGGACTTGGTGACCTGGCCGATGACGAAGACCGTCACGTCGTGGTCCTTCGAGAGCCGGACCAGCTTGCGGCAGACGGACTTCAGGAGCCGCTGGCCGGAGAGCTGCCCGTCCGACAGGGTCTGCAGCGAGTCCTGCACCAGCACCTCGATGCCCTCGTCCAGCACGTACTGGACCAGCTGGTTTACGTCGTGCAGCTGCTTGATCTGGAACTGGCCCTTGATCTTGATGCGGTCCGCGGCCAGCTTGACCATGGGCTTGCTCTCTTCGTTGGCGTTGTAGAGCAACACCCGGCCCTCGTGAAGAGAGAGGGAGTCCGCCAGCTGGAGCATGAACGTGGTCTTGCCAGCACCCGGAGTACCAGTTGCCATGACACAGGCACCAGGCAGCACGCCCGGCATGTCGTCACCACCGAACATGGCGTCGATGATGTCGTTCCCCGTGCGCAGTCGGGTGTAGAACTTTTCTGGCACCGTGACCGCGGAGAGGAGTTCTGTCTTCTCGTCTCCCTTTACCAGCGACAGCGTCATATTGGTCTCTCCATCATCAATTGAAATTCCATATTACCACGGAGTCTACCAGATGTAAAGGACTAATTCCAACGATAGAGGAACTCTCCCACCCGCACCACGAACGTCGTGTCTTCCATGTAGATCTCCAGCGCGGTGTTGTCAGCCGCTCCCTGTTCCCTGAAGACCCGCTTGATGTCCTCGGTCAGGTCCAGCTTCACCTGCCTGAAGGAGATGTACTCGTGCTCCCCGATCCCGTAGATGATCATCAGCCTGTCGATCTCCTCCCGGAGACGTTCCCGCAACAGCTTCACGACTTGTCCTGGCGGAAGCGGATGAATACCGGGAAGCGAAGGGCGCCGTCGACCGCCTTGCCCTGGTGCTGGGTCTCGATGACCTCGCCCACGAGGGTCTCACGGATCTTCCAGAGACGCTTCCGGGTGGCGTCATCGTAGCCCGATCCGACCTTGGTCTCCACCCCGTCGAACTCGGCCACCAAGGCGCCGAGCATGCCCTTGTACTTCCCCTTCCCTTCCTGGAAGCCCGTGACCGTGCCATCCGAGTCCGTGAAGTCCTTGAGCTTCAGGAGGTTGTCCGACCGCTTGAAGCAGTACGGCGCGTCTGCACGCTTCAGCATGGCGCCTTCGAACCCCAACTTCATGAAGTGGTCCCGGGTCTTGAAGAGGGACTCTGAGGTCGGGTTGGTCAGGTGGATGACGGGAGTCAGCTTGACGTTGGCCGTCGGCACCACGAACTCCTCGAGCTCCTTCCGACGGCGGCTGAAGGGTTGGGTCTTCCGCGACTCCCACTCTTCACGGCGGACCATGTCGAACACGTTGTAGACCAGCGTCTCGTTGGTCCCCGTGCTCTTCCGGCGGATGTCCCCGGAGGCGGAGTCGAAGTCCTTCTCGCCCATGCACTCCCCGTCGAAGACGTACTCCTTCAGGAGCTTGGGGCCGAGCTGCTCGAGGATGTGGCCGACGGTGTTGATGACCCGGCCGTTGCGGGTGAACGGCACCCCGTCCACGATGCACATGCGCAGGCCGTCCAGCTTCGGCTCGATGATCCAGCTGCCCTCGAGGTCGTGCTTGTCCGGCTCGTACGGCTTGGCCAAGGCCACCGCGAACGGCTCGATGATCCCCGGGAAGACCTTGTTCAGGGTGGACTCGGAGAAGCCAGCCCTCAGGTCCTTGTTCAGGACCCGGCATGCCCAGACGGTGTCTTCCACTGAGGGGGATGCGGTGAGGAGCCTGGTCACGCACTCTGCTGCATGGTTCCCCGTGAGGTCTCGGCGGGAGAGCTGCCGGCAGAGGGTGTCCACCTCGTCCCACCAGAAGGCGTGGGTGAACTTCTTCCAGCCCTTCTCCATGGCGTCCTGGTCCACCGTCACCCCGAAGGTGATGGCCGGGTCCAGGGCCCAGACGAGGAAGCGCTTGGTGGACTTGTCGCAGCCCTTCAGGAGCCGCTGCTTCTCCAGCTTGGAGCCGGTGTCGGCCACCTCGGTCAGTAGCTTGGTGTTCATAGGCCTGCCTCCGCGAGCGCCGCCTGGAGTGCTCTCTCCCAGTGGCTCTCTTCTAGGTTGTAGGGATCGCGATCGAAGGTGGTGCAGTCGATGTCGTGGAAGCCCCGCTTGGCGAACAGGGGGCAGTCGCACACTCCACTGGACGGGGTGAAGTTCATGATGATCTGCCCCAACCGCAGGTCGGGGTAGCGGGTCCAGTACTCGGTCAGGAGAGCGATGACACGTGGGATTCTGTTGGGATCTCTCATGGTCTTAATATACCACGGAGACCTCCAAGAAGAAAGGAAAAAGAGCGCTGTTACTTGGGCGGTTCGGCAGGCGGTGCGAGCAGCCAGACGGTGACACGGGCCATGGCGTTGGTCCGACCGGGCAGGAGCCCGAGGTAGGTGGACACACCAGCGAGGAGGGCGGCCACTCCGGCCACCGGGTTCTGCCCCATCTTCAGGAGCACCAGGGTGAGGGCACCCATGGTCAGGGCGGAGGCCACGATCCCGAAGAGCAGGAGCCCTTGCAGGAGGAAGAGGGCGCCGACCTTGGTGTAGAGATTTGCTTTGTCCCAGTTCATGGTATATGTAGGTCTGCGGTGGAGCAGGGGAGGGGACAGGTGCCCACTCACGAAGGTTTCCGGGATGTTGTCGAACCCCAGGGGGACCGCCAACCGTCTTTGGCGTGTCCCCTCCCCCGGGAAGCCGCCCCAGAACTACTTGGCCTCGGGCTCGGCCGGCTCCTCGGCCAGTACCTCGAGGGCCTGGTCGTAGGCCGCGAGGACCGCGTCGTCCGCCGCGTTGAAGTCCAGCTGGCCGCGCACCTTGCCGAGGTGCTTCTGGCGAGCCTCTTCCTCGGTGATCTGCGCGACCGCCGGGGACTCGACCGTGAAGCCCGAGAGGTCCACGCGGCCGCCCTTCTTGGCGACGTAGATCGCGCGCCCCTTCTGCTTGCCCACGATCTTCGTGAAGCCGCTCTTGTCCTCGGTGGTGAGGCCCGAGATGCGGTCGGTGGCGAGGAGCTGGGGGAGGAGGTGGCTGCCCTTGACGGTGCGCTCCCGGCGGGCGGCCTTCTGCGCTTCGGCCTTCTTGCCCGCCTTCTTGAGCTTCTGGCCCATGTCCTCGGTGCCCTCGGTACCCTCGGTCTTCGTCTCGTTCTCGTTCGACATTGTCTTTGTCCTTTCAGTGGTCGGCTTCCCTGCCGATCCGTTGTCAACCAATAAGAAGATTATACTCCATTCTAATCCGAATTGGAACAACAAAATGCTCAGAGGTAGTCTTTTTTTCTACGGTGAGATTTCACTCTTTCCTTTATTATATGGTGAAAAAGTGAAGGAGCATTGAACCGGGCACGGGCCACCGTAGACCCGATCCGTAGCCACCCAGCTGTGAGTCTTAGTCTTCCTGGAACTTGCGGTAGCCGCGGACGTCCCCGCCCGTGTAGTAGTACGTCTCGTACCCGTTCTGGTGGTAGAGGAAGATGCGCTTGAACCCGAGCTCGAAGATCTTCTGCTGGCTCTCGGGCGTGACCGACAGAGAGTTCGCGGCCATGATGACCTCCATGGCGTCGTCGTACGGGAGGTACTCGACCATGCGCGGTTCGATGCCGCCGATCAGGTCTACGATCTTCTCGGTCAGCATGTCATGGAGCCGGTTGCTGTCCTCGAGGGAGCGGAAGTACTCGGTCGCCAGGCTTGTACGGCCCTTCCCGTGCGCGATACCTCGACCCTCTTGCCGGTTGCTAGCCCTGGTATTCATTGATCTTCCTCTTTGCTGTGGTATCAAATAGAGGTTCGAAACGAGAGAAGGAATCTTCTACGTCTTCTTTTGCTCTGCGTCTTTTGATACCGGCATGTAGGGCTCGCAGATGGCCCAGGCTGCCTCTATCTCTAGACGCGCCTCATCGACCGCGAATGCCGCTCTTTGCAGCCTCTCCGCCAGTTGGCCTCTTCCTCTGCCACCATCGCCTCTGGAGTCGTCTGAGAGCTTCTTGGCGAGCGCATCCAGGTATCCGGCCATGCCGTCGTACCGGAGGTCTCCGAGGCATCTGGCGAGGTCCTCGGGAGAGACCGGAACGTGGTTGTCTTCCTTGTAGGTGAAGGGGACGAGCAGGTCTGGCCGGTGCGTCTTCTTACTCATCGTCCCCGCCCTTCGGGACGAGCACGAACCAGACGAAGAACATCACCCCGATGACCACCAGCGGGAACGCGTCCATGTCACCCCTCCCACTCGACCAGGTCCAGGCTCTCGCCCGTCTTCGGGTGGACCGTGCGGACACGGACCGACTCCTCTTTGTCCGAGGGAGTCTTCCGTCTGAGGATCTTGATGGGGCCGATCGGCTTCCCCAGCTTCTCCCGCTGCTTGGTCTCCGCGTCCTCTTCCACCACGTCCCGGTAGAGGCCGAAGAGCTGCTTGTCGATCGGCAGCAGGTAGGCCCGGGTCATGAAGATCTTGTTCCCCGGCTTCTGGGGATCTGGCAACTTCTCTTCTTCGCTCATTCGAACCTCACAGACTTCAGGTGGTAGACGACCTTGGAGAGGGCGCTGACCCGTTCGAGCATGGGATCGGTGCCGACCGCCATGGCCGCCCCGTTGTAGGGTGGGTCTGGCTCGTAGACAATGTCTACAGGGAAGCCCTTCTCCTTCAGTTTGTTGAAGTAGGAGATCAGCTCCTCTTCGTTCTCCACCCACAGGAGCCGGATGCGGGTCCTCTTGTCGATGGGTGCCTTCAGGATGGACTCTCCGGCGGCATGCCCCACGTTCACCATCTGCTTCTCGATGGGCAGGTCCTTCCGGATCAGGATGTACTGGGTGGGAACCTTCTCTTCGCTCATGGCCTCAGACACTCCTCACAGGCGTACCACTTGACGGCCCGCCTCTTCCCGCAGTAGTAGCAGACGACGGGCTTGCCGTCCGGTCTCGGAGGCGGGGGAGCCGATGCCACTATCTCGTCGGCGATGGCCTGCGCCTTCCTGCCCGCCACCTCGTTGACCTCACGGTCGAACACGTTGGCGATGGTCTCCAGCTCCTCTTTGACCACCATGTCCACCGCCTCGATAAAGGAGGACTTGATCTCCTCGGGCATGTGGTCCCATTCCTCTTCGTCTATCCCATGGTCGGTATGGAGGATGGAGGTGAAGGTCCCGTAGATGCGCCGGGCGATGTCGGCCGGCGTGGGGCGGGTGTACTTCGAGGGCATGGAGTAACTAGAGGATCAGAGCTTCAGCTGCTTGTCGACTTCCGCCGAGAGACAGAGCTCCACGTCCAGGTCGAAGGCCTGGGTCGGGAGACGCCCGGTGACGTCCAGCTGTAGCTGCACCTTGCCACCCTGGAGGTACTGGATGATGTTCTGCTGAAGGGGAGGGATGGTGACCGAGGTAGCACCAGGCTCCGGCTTCAGGTCCACCAGGACCACCGGGGTGTCACCGAGGAGAGTGACCTTGATCTCGTCCAGGAAGTCCAGGGTCGTGCCCGTGATGGAGATCGCGCCGCCGGTGAGGGTCAGGTTGCTGACCAGGTCGGTCGGTGCACCGCTCAGGTCCTGCTCGAAAGTCTGGCTTTCACTGACGGTGCCGACGAGGTTGCCTACCTGGCTCGGAGCGCCGGGGATGCTGACGCTCTGGCTCAGGCATGCCTGGGGTTCCGTCGCCTGGATTGCCACGCATCCACCCATCGCAAAGCACGTCGAAAGAACGAGGATCGTCGAAAGGATTGTTTTCATGACTCCACTCCTTTAGAACCACACAAGGAAATTGATCTTCGCGCTGGGGGTCCAGACTCCGACGCCGACCTCCTGCACTTTCAGATCCACTCCCTTGGAGTTCTGGTTGATGTAGGTCTGCAGGCCCGATGTCTGCGTCCCGATGTAGCTGTACCCCGCCCTGATCCCGAACATGAACCAGTTCGGATGCCCAAACTCCAGGCCACCGTGGAAGTTCACGTAGCCGTAGCCCACCGAGTTCAGCAGCGGGTTCTTCGGGTCCGAGGCGAACATCGCCACCACCCGGTTGAAGTTCCCGGGGAACTGGTAGCCACCCTCGATCGTCGCTGAGGGTGAGATGTAGTAGAAAGGGGCGACGGTCACCCCGGCCCGGACGCCACCGCTGGCGATGTCCGTGGTCCCGCCGACGTTGAACCGGAGGAACTTCAGCGGACGGATGACGGCGTCCACACCCGCCCCGTCGGGAGCCCCGACGTTCAGCTGCATGCCGAGCTTGTTGTAGTCTCGGAAGAGCCAGTTCTTTTTCTTCTTCGCCTCCGCCACGCCGCCAAAGGCGAGCAGGGCGCAGAGCACTAGCAGGATCGTCTTCATGTTCTCTCCTTAGATGAGCTTTCCGCCGTGGCGGGTTGGCCGGGTCTCGTTGTATCGCATCTTGAGGTTGATGCAGGCGCCGAGGTTGACGCCCGCCCGTTCCGCGAGGTCGCACACCCTGATGATGACGTCGGCCAGCTCGACGCCGAATCCCTCAGGCTTGCCGTCCTCGATCCTGGTCTCGTCCAGGGGATGGCCGTTGCGGTACTCCTCGATCGCCTCGGACACCTCCGAATGGATCAGGGCGATCTTGGCCCCGATGCTGGTCAGCCGGCCCGGCTCCTCCTTGAGGTCGTCCCAGAAGCCCTTCTCCACCGCCATGGCGTGGGCCTTGTAGGCGAGCTGGTTGATGTCGACCTTCTCCTCCTCGAGGATGGAAGCCTTGATCTTGGCCATGGCTTTTCCCTTGCGCATCTGGTATGACTTTCCTTTCGCCACCGAGAACCAGTGGTCATGCATGTCCTGGAGTGCTTCCGTGCCCATGTGGGTCGGGAGGATTGCGTCGATGCCACAGTACGGACAGATCGCGGTCTGTCCGCCGTCGCACCATTCCTTGATCTTCTTCTTTTTGGGGGAGAAGTGGCGGAGGCAGTAGAAGCAGGAGACGTAGGCAACCCTAAGGACGTCGTCTCTATGGTGGGAGGAGAGCTTGTGGTAGGCTCGGAGTTGAGAAGGTTGGAGGCTCATGTAGGTACATTATACCACAGAACCTCCAACCTAGGAAGGATTAGTAGGTGTAGTCTTCCGAGTCGTTCGGAACGTAGGGAGCCGAGAACGAGTTGAACAGCGCCTCGGTGAAGGGACCCTCCGTGCTGGCCTTCTTCGAGAGGGTGTAGTTGCCGTTCTTGAAGTTCCGCTCGCAGCGCTCGAGGACGCCGGTGCGGCTGTTCGTGCCGTAGAGGCGCGAATCGAACAGACGGCGGGTGTCCGCGCTGTACTTGCGGCCGGTGCCGCGGAGCAGGAACTTCACGATCTCCTTGTGGGAGAGCCCGGTCTTGCCGGCCTTCTGGATCTCTCGGAGCAGCTTCTCGGTCTTCGTCGTACGGGGCTTCGCCATGGTTTCCTCCTGGAATGTTGTGGCGTTGGAGACTTAAGTAGGTTCACCGTGAGAGCGGATGCTCTTGGCAAACTCTACGAACTCAACGAACTCCGGCCAGCTCTTGACACGCGGTCCGGTCCAACTCTGGTTCCACGGCCTATCGAAGGCGACGGCCACTCCCACACTTTGGAAGGGAGTGAGGTTGTGAAGACCGTCATCGAGGAGGATGTCCCCCTTCACCTCGTACTTCTCACTGACCGCGTAGAACTTCTTGAGGGGGAAGAAGGGCATGTACTCGCGCAGCCACTGGAGCTTTCCCTCGTACGCCAGACCGGCGCACTTGGGGATCGAGGTCACGATCTTCACCTCGTGTCCCAGGTCCATGAGGGCCTTCATGCCGTCGATGGCTCCGGGCACGGGCTCCAGGTCCTGATAGAAGTTCGGGTACCTCATGTAGTTTCTGAGGTAGACCTCGCTGCCGGGGCCAAGGTTCATCTTCAGCTCCCAGTGCTTCATGTCCTGAAGGGTGAAGAGGGTGGGCGCCGGCAGTCCCTGTTCCTTGGCCTCGATGGCCTTGTCGGTGTTGTACCACTCCAGGATGCGAGTCCCCCACTCTGCGAGGACCTCGTCCTGGTCTACCAGGATCTTCATTCTTGCTCCTTGGCCATCAGCCCGTCCAGGTGCTTCCACATGTCCTCGTTCTCACCGGTGACGAAGAGGTTCCGCCGGAAGTCTTCGTACTCCTTGCGGTACATGTCGACCAGCTTTCCGCCCTGTTCCACGTTGGCGATGCGATCGGCGAGCTTCAGACGGGTGGCGCCCTTCACGGCCCGGATCTTCGGGTAGGTCAGCATGCTGCGGATCTTCCGGTTGGGACCGGGTTCGTTGGTGACAGCCCCGACCAGCTCCGCCACCTCGTCACCGAAGAACTCGTAGATCTCCTTCAGCTTCGTGTTGGTGTCTTCCACCACGTCGTGGAGCCAGGCGGCTTCCAGGAAGCCCTGCATGTCCACGCCGAATCGTCGGAGCACCGCCTCCACTGCCGCGAGGTGGTGGCTGTAGGGGAGACAGCCAGAGTAGGTCTGGTTGCCGTGCTTCACTACAGCGAAGAACTTTGCCCAACGAAGCGGATCGCGTCCCATGTTACCTCCGGTGCGCCATGTACTGGTCCCTCGCCGGCAGGATCTTTCCAGTCGGCTGGATGCCCAGCGGGTTCGGTGTGCAGCTCTCGTACCACGGCGACGGGTTCGGCATCGAGAGCCTGAACATCTGACGGACGCAGTGGGCCGTCATGGGCAGGGACTCGTGCAGGGCCAGCGGGCTGCACCAGTAGACCTGGTTGGCCGCCATCATGACCTCGTTGCCCGAGGGCTGGACATGAGCGCAGTCCCCGTCGGGACCTGGTTTGCTGCTGAGCTCCCCGTCCCATCCCCGGCAGCCGACCACGTTCGAGGCGAGGTACATGCCGCCGGATCCCCAGCCTCCGCCGCCACCTCCGCCCCAGGCCGCGGCCGTCTCTCCGTCCTCTCCGACGCCGTCCACATGCTTTCCCGGACGGCGGTGGTACTCACCAGGTCGGAGCTCCGCCTCGTCCACCGTGAGGTAGCCGACGCCCTCCGCCTTGGTGTCCATGAGGACCTTGCGGACCTGTGTGGCGTATTCCTTGAGGTAGTCGGGGAGAGAGCCCTCCGGGTTGTGAATGTGGAAAGGCATCATGAGGACGCGGACTCCCGTGTAGACCGGGAACCGCACGCTGGTGATGTGTCGGATCTGCATCTCTAGTCCTCCCACTTCTCGCCGGGGTACTTGGCCTCGTACTCCTTCTTCTCTTCTTCCTTGCAGGCCTTGCAGCCCTTCCACCCGGAAGCCGCGCCACCCTTGGTGTCGGCACCGCAAGCCTCGCAGCGGGTGTTGCAGAGACGCTCAGCCTCGCTGATCGCCGCGTGGATCTCCACGTACTTGGAGTGGAGGGGATGGTTCTCCTCGAAGAGCCACGGGTTGGTCGTCGAGTCGTGGTTCTCACGGGTGACGCCAGGAGTCTCCACATCCGCGTAGATGCGGAGCTGGCAGAACTTCTGCTTCACCTGGGCGAGCTGCCACTCCAGCCCGGCTCCCTTGGCGATCTCGGCCACCTTACGCAGGGCTTCGTAGACCGGCTCTTTCCAGCCGTCACCGATGGAGAAGCCGCAGGGCGGGTACTTCTGCCCGATCGTCTCCAGGAACTCGGTCTGTTCCCGACGCATGCGTTCCCACTTCTTCTCGGTCTCGTCCATCGAAGCTCCCATCAGCGGATGATTCATCTGCTCACAATCCTATTATACCACAGGTCAGACGTCAGGTGCGGCTTCTTTGCGCTTCCGCTCGATCTCCAAAGACATCTTGTGGAAGAGGGTGAGGTAGACGATCAGGTCCATGATGCGACTCCGGATCGGCTCGTTGCTCTTCACCGTGCAGCCGTTCTTGATGTACGACTGGAGGGCGCGAAGATGCTTGTTGAAGAAGGTGTACCAGACCTTCTCCATCGGGACGTCCACATCGGCGGCGACACCCCTGAAGTTGGCGAGACGGTCCTTGCTGCCGACCGTGTACTCTGCGCCCTTCTCAGCGAAGCAGGTGATGCACTCCCGGTAGAGGGCGTCGATCTCGGGATCTCCCGTCAGGACGTCCTCGAGCCGGGGGATCATGTCTGCCTTGGGCAGGCTCTGGAGCTCTCGCACCCGTTCGATCGGCGCGCCGGTTCCCAGGATCGCCATGCGTTCCTCGGGAGTCGCCTCCTTCGGAATCTTGCCCAGCGGCGGAAACCGGGGCACACGTTCTGCGAGGTTCGTCCTGTCGAACTGCGGGGCCGCCGTTGCGACCTCCACCAACTCGTGTCGGATCTCCGGAGGATCTCCGATGTTTCCCAGTGTCATCGTTGCTTTGTCGAAGCTCTCATCATCCATGGCGATACCTATCCCCTCACCTTTGCTAGGGCCGACTGCCACTCTACCGGGAGCAGCGACTCGTCTCCGAACTCTCCCAAGGCGTCCATCATCTCGACCAGCGCCGTTCGATCGGCCTTGGTCAGACGGACGGTCTCATAGACGTTCCGGCGCCACTGCTCCATGGGAGATGGGAACGCCTCCTGGAGCAGCTGCTCGAGCGCCTCGGCGACACGCCGACACTCCCACAGCACCACCCCTGGTAGCCGGAGGTACAGGAAGTCGCAGAAGTTCTTGAGGCTTCCCGTGAGTCTGATCTTGGTGTACTGGTTCTGGGTGTTGTAGATGCGGGCGATCCCCTTCTCGACTCCGGCTGCGACTGCCCGGTCATAGAGGTCCCGGGCCATCATGCAGAGAACCTGGCCGGACTCCTTGAACTCCCGAGCCACCGCGTCGTCCACCAGTTGGATCGGTCCGCCGCCCTGCATGTTCGTCTTGCTCTGGGCGCGAACCTGGACCGGATGGTAGTAGAGGTTCGGCATCTGGACGTAGCGGCCGCTCATCTCGTTGCGAGCGAACCACTTCCGGCCAGACTCCTCGGGAGTGATGATCTCCACATCTTCGTCGGCGACCTTCGACACGGTGCGGTGGCGGTCCAACTCCCTGAGGACGAAGAGCGGGGTCATGATCTCCACCTTGACCACCACACCCTCGAACGGAGAGGTGTGGGCGTCCTTGGTCAGGCGTTCCTGAAGGGCTGCGTCCTTCTCCGGTCCTAGGCGTCCCTTGTTCGTGCTGGTGCGCGCGTCCTCGGCTGGAGTGAACTCGTCTCCCATCTTGTCCAGGAGCTCGACGTAGCCGATGCTGTCGCCGTAGATGTCATCGATTCTTTTCACAGTGAGTCCCTCCGTTGGCTGGACCGGTGAAGTCGCAGTAGACGTAGTCGGGGCCGCAGCCCCCTGTTGAGGAACACGATCTACCGAGCCGGCAGTCCTTCTGCAGGTCTCGGACGTAGATCGTGCGGAAGCAGGGAGGCGGGGAAGGGTGGAGCACAGAGTGGATGATGACGGTAGCCAGCATCGCCACACAGACCATGAGAGCCAGACTGATGATCCGAAGTTCTTTCTTCAGCGGCGCGGCGATTTTCTCCCGTTGTTCCGGAGTCCGGGGGAGCGGGTGGCACTCGCACGGGCAGCCACTCCCCCGGCTGCAGCTTGGTCCGCTGCGCCGGGAGCTCTTCATCTGGCCGAACATTTACGGGGTTGGTGAGACTGGAAGGGTAGGAAGGAACGGGACCGGGTCGGAGTACTTCACCCGGTCGTCCGGGTTGTTGCAGATGGCGTACTGGCAAGGATCGTAGCCACCGCCCTGGGGTACATCACCACCGTCCGGCTGGCTGTCATCACCCGAGTAGGGCTCCGAGAGGTCCACCGTCCGAGCCAGGTCCACACCTTGGGGTGCCGCCTGCATGTCACCGCAGCCTGCGAGGAGCACGATCAGAGCCAGTACGCGCATCGTCATCTCCTTACCGTCTCTTGTCGATCG